GGTGATGAAGTTAGTCTTTCTGGAATTGCATTTACATGTACATATTCTGGTCCTAAGTCAATTACAGGATTTGCTTATAGTGCATCAACTGGAATTGCAACAGTAACAACATCTGGATCTCATGGATATGTAACTGGTAAGGATGTGATATTTACTGGTATTGGAATGACTTGTGGATTAGATAATGCTGCTTCTACTCATTACTATCCAAGAGGTGAAGATTATGCTTATAATAATTCAGTAGCAATTGCTTCAACAACACCAACTACTATTACTCTTGATGTTGGGGTTTCTGCTACAAGTAATCAATTCACTCATCAATTTGATGCTGCTGCGACAAACGCTGTAATTACTGGTGGTAACTATATTCATCAATTTGTCAATGCATCATCAGGTGCTGTAATTAGTGGTGGTAATTATCCTCATACATTTGTTAGTGCTGGTATAGGAAGTATTAGTGTAACAGGTGTTGGTACAACTAGTGCTACTAATGCAACTTATAATCCAGAAACTGGTGAAATGATACTGGTTATACCAGGACATACTTATACTACTACTAATACAGTTAGTATTGATACTGGTAGTATAATATTTACTTGTGGAATGGATGATAATGCTACTAACCATGCATATCCAAGAGCAACTGATCCAATCGCAGGAATTGCAACAGCAATCAATACAGTTACTTCAGATACTATTAGTATTAATGTTGGTATTTCTACAATTGTTAACTTTGATGTTTCTGATGCAACTTATACACCTGCAAATGGTAATTTAGTTTTAAATATTGGAAATCATACTCTTAAGACTGGAAAGAGTATAAAAATTGCATCTGATAGTTTAAACTTTAGATGTGGAAAGGATGATTATGCAAGTATTCATAGTTATCCTAGAGTAACGGATCCTGTGTATGACACTTCGGTAGCAATTGCTGCAACCACTAGTGATACTATTACTGTTAATGTTGGTGCATCATTAACTGTTTTCCATACACCTACTAATGCTACTTACAACCCTAGCACTGGTGCTTTAGTATTGACTATTGGTTCTCATGATTTAACTTCTGGAACTAAGGTTAAATTAGCAGAGGAATCCCTATCATTTACATGTTCTAAGGATGGTAATGCATCTGTACACAAATATCCTAGAAAACCTGATCCTTATTATAATGGTACGAAGGTTACCCAGGTTAATAGTGCAACTGAATTTGTAGTTAATGTTGGTGTATCTACTGTTCCAACTTACTATAAAGCTGGAGGAAGTGTACAGGGAACAATTATTGCACCAAGACCATCAGACCCTGCAGACGGTAGAGCAACAATTTTAAGTATCATTGATAATAATACATTTACTGTTAATACTGGAGTTTCAACTAGAACTCACTTCTATAATCGTTCTGGTAAGGTTTCTAGACCTTTAGATGTAGTATTTGACTTCCCTCTTTCTTATGAGGATATGCCATTAGTTTATGCTAACGGTCAATCTGGATTTGGAACTGCTGCAAGAATTGATGTTCAAGTTGGTCAAGGTTCTAGTGTAATTGATTTTGAAGTTACTAATACTGGATATGGTTATGGTGTTGGTGATATCTTAACAGTTCCTATCGGGGGAACAACGGGAATTCCAACTACTTCTGGATTCCAAGAATTCCAACTTACTGTTACTGAAGAATTTACTGATGAATTTACAGGATGGGCTATAGGAACTCTTGATATGCTTGATAACTTGGATAATAAGTTTGATGGTAGTACTCAAGCATTTAGAATTAGTAAAGCAGGAACATTAGTTTCTATTAGATCTTCTGCTGGTTCTAACATTAATGTTGAGGATGCTCTTCTGATCTTTATAAATGATATTCTACAAGTTCCTGGAAGAGGATATACATTTAGTGGAGGTAGTGTAATTACCTTTACTGAAGCACCTAAAATTGGTGATAAATCTAAAATCCTATTCTATAAAGGAACTGGTGGTATGGATGTCGTATTTAAAGATGTTCTAGAAACTATTAAGAAGGGTGATAAAGTAACTGTTGGATATGATCCTTCCGCAGGACAGAAAGCATCTTTACAGGAAGATCCTAGAATAGTTACAAGTATAGATGCTACTGATCTTCTAACTACCAATCCATACTTTGGACCTGGTAATACTACAGATGAAACTATGATGAGACCTGTAGTATGGTGCAGACAGACTGAAGATGAAATTGTAGATGGTAAAGAAATTGGAAAAGATAGATCTTTATATGAACCAAGCATTTATCCTTATGGATATCTTACAAAATCTGTTGGTATTGGATCAACATCTGTTTGGGTTGATAGTTTGAGACCAGTATTTGATGCAAATAATGAGAATGATACTGATACTGGTTTCCAGAATAGCATAAGATTGATCTCACAAGATACAGTCGTCTCTGCTGCCGCTACTGCAGTTGTTTCTGGATTGGGTACCATTTCATCTATAGTACTATCAACAGGCGGTAGAGGGTATTCTACGACTCCTACAGTAAGTATTGCGTCTACTATTGGAATTGTTACCAGTAGTATGGCAATGGCAGAGGCAACATTGACTAATGGAGTTGTAAGTGGAGTTGCAGTAACAAGTCCTGGAGTTGGATATACAAATACCAATCCTCCTTTGGTTCTTATTACTCCAACTATAGCAGTTGATGAAAAGAATAAAGTTTCTAGTTACGCAGGTGATTCTGGAGTGATTGTTGGATTTGGTATTACTACTGTTGCTTCACAAGATCAACTTATATTTGATTTGTTTATTCCATACGATTCTTATTTGAGAGAACCTTCTTTGGTTGGAACTGCTCAAACATTAAGTAGCTTGATGGGTCATGATCGTTTCGTTGTTTATAATTCAAGTGTTGGTGCTGCAGTGACTTCAATAACTTCTCAAGATAGTGCAGGTTCTAATACTGTTGGAATAGGAAGATCCTATGTGGATAATGTTTATGAAGTGAAGAGTGTGGAATTTATTCCTAAGAATATAGTTGGTATTAATACAAATGTTACTAGAGTATTTGTAAATGTTTCTAGTCCTATTACATACGGTTCTGGAATTTCAACTTCTGATTACTTTGGTTCATTTAGTTGGGGTAGAATTAAACTTGATGGAAGACAGCTTGAAAATGCCTTTACAGCACAAACTTTAAATGGTACTACTGGTATTAACACTTCCACACTCGTTGAAAGGACTAATCCTTTGAAGTTTAAAAATTATACAGTATAACCTAGATAAATAAAAAGAAAACTGTTTAACAATGGCGGCCATAATAACTGATCAGATAAGAATATTAAATGCAAAGAACTTTGTTGCTGGTGTAACTACAGGTACTAATGCTTATTATTCTTTTATAGGTCTACCAAATCCCACTGATTATCAAAGTGATTGGGATAGTAATCCACCGTCACCTAAAGATAATTTTGAGGAAGAGGATGATTATTGGGATAATATGATTGCATTGAAGAAAATCAATGCAGGTGATGTTAGACAGGTTGTGAGAAGAAGATTATGGTCTTCTGGAAATACCTATGATATGTACAGAAATGATTATAGTAGGTCTAATACTGCAAAGATATCTGGAGCAACTAATCTATATTCTGCATCATATTATGTTGTTAATAGTGATTATAGAGTTTATGAATGTCTTCAAAATGGCATAGACCCAGAAAATCCTAATGGAAAACCATCTTTAGATGAACCAACATTTACTGATTTAGAACCAAGGTCTGCTGGTAGTAGTGGTGATGGTTATATTTGGAAATATCTTTATACTATTAAAGCAAGTGATATTGTAAAATTTGAATCTACTGATTTTATTCCTACTCCTCCAAATTGGAGTACAAACACTGAAGATGCTGCTGTAAGAGGCAATGCAGTTGATGGTTCCCTCAAAATTGTTACTATTACTAACCGTGGTGTTGGTTTAGGAACTGCTGGTGAAACTTACACTAGAGTTCCTATTAAAGGTGATGGTACAGGAGCAGAATGTACAATTGTAATTAATGCAGAATCAAAAGTTGGAACTATAGAAGTTTCTAATCAAGGTTCTGGATATACTTATGGAAATGTTGATTTAGTTGCTGGTGGAGTTCCTACTGGTACAACAATACCTACCTTTGATGTTATTACATCTCCTCCAGGAGGTCATGGATATGATGTTTATAGAGAACTTGGTGCATACAATGTTCTTTTATATTCTAGAATTGAAAATGATAATGAGAATCCTGATTTTATTACAGGAAATCAAATAGCAAGAGTTGGAGTAGTTGAAAATCCTAAAGTTCCTGGAAGTCTTACCGAAAATTTAAGTATTGATAAGGCAAGTGCTTTACATGCTCTTAGATTGACAGGTATTGGATATAGTACTGCTACATTTACACCAGATTCTTATGTTACACAAACAGTAGGAACAGGTCAAACTGCAGCAGGAAGAGTTGTAAGTTATGATCAAACAACAGGTGTTTTAAAGTATTGGCAAGATAGAACAATTGCAGGATTTAATACGGTAGGTACTGCACAAACTAATCCTACTTGGGGATTTGAATTA